CCGACTCCCAGTGCGCTCAAGCTGGTCACGGGCAACCCGGTCAAGCGGCCACTGAACAAAAAAGAGCCAAAACCACGTACAAAAACGCCAGTTTGCCCGGTACACCTCGATCCCAAGGGCAAGGCGGTGTGGAAGAAATTGTGCGCGCTGCTGAAGCGAATGGGCGTGCTAACCGAGGCTGATGGCCTGGCGCTCGAGCGCCTCTGCGACTGCTACTCCGACATCCTGAAATGCCGGGAATTGATCGAGCGCGATGGCCGCACCTACACGTCGATTGACCAGAACAGCAACCGACTCATCAAAAACAACCCTGCGGTCAACCAGCTGCGCGCCGCCGACGCGCAATTCAAAAGCTACCTGGTGGAGTTCGGCCTGACGCCGGCCGCGCGATCAAAAGTAAACGTGGACCTCCCGGATGGCGATAAGGAAAAAGACCCCGCCGCCGAATACTTCGGCTGACCCTATTTCAGCGTACGCGAGCGAGGTTGTTGCTGGCACCCGGATCGCTGGGCCGCATGTGCGCAACCAGTGCGCGCGTCATCTGGCCGACGTTGCCGAAGGTGCAGCACGCGGTTTGGTGTGGGACGTCGCGGCGGCCCTGAAAGGCATCGGCTTTTACCGCGACGTATTGAAGCTGAACGGCGGCGACTTCGAAGGCCAGCCATTTGAATTGCTGCCTTGGCAGCAGTTCGTGGTCGGCAGCATCTTTGGTTGGAAGCGAGACGACGGGTATCGGCGCTACCGCGTGGTCTACGTCGAAACGGCGAAGGGTAGCGGCAAATCGCCGTTGGCTGCTGGTGTCGGGTTGAAAGGCTTGGTGGCTGACGGTGAACCGCGAGCCGAGATCTACGCCGCAGCGACGAAGAAGGACCAGGCGATGATCCTGTTCCGCGATGCCGTCGCCATGCACGACCAGTCGCCAGCGCTGCAGAAGCGTCTCAGGAAAAGTGGCACCGGTGAGAAGGCCTGGAATCTGGCGTACCTAGCGCAGGGGGCATTCTTCCGCCCGATCAGCAGCGACGACGGCCAGTCTGGCCCACGTCCACACATTGCGCTGATCGATGAGTACCACGAACACAAAACGGCAACCGTCCTGGAAATGATGCGCGCGGGGACGAAGAGTCGGCGCCAAGCGCTGATCTTCATCATCACCAATGCTGGCGCGAGTCGCAAGTCGCCGTGCTGGAGCTATCACGAGTACGGCGCCAAGGTCGCGAGCGGCGAGGCGGTGGACGACGCACTGTTCCCCTACATCTGCTCTCTGGATGAGGAAGACGATCCGTTCGAAAGCGAGGACTGCTGGCCGAAGGCAAATCCCAGCCTGCAGGACGCGAACCTGCCCGGCTACAAGTACATTCGCGAGCAGGTGACGGAAGCGAAAGGCATGCCGTCTAAAGAGGCGATCGTGCGCCGGCTGAATTTCTGCCAATGGACGGACGCCGAGTCGCCGTGGATCAGCCATGAGGTATGGAAAGAAGCCTATCTCGACTACGACGTCGAGTCGCTGCGCGGGCGCCGCGCGGTGGCCGGCCTCGACTTGTCCAGCACCACCGATCTTACAGGTCTGGTGTTCCTGGTCGAGCCGATCGAGCCGGGCGAACCTTGGAAGCTCGTGCCGTATGCCTGGCTTCCAGACGACAACCTCGCACGGCGGGCGCAGCAGGACATGGTGCCCTACGTGGATTGGAAGGCTGAAGGCCTGCTCGAAACGACGCCGGGCCGCGCAATCAGCAAACGAATCATTCTGCAAAAACTGTCGGCCATGTGCGACTTCTTCGAGATCACAGCGTGTGCGTATGACCGCTGGCGTATCGAAGACCTGCAGCAGATGGCCAGCGACGACGGCATCAGCCTGCCGCCGATGGAGGCGTTCGGCCAGGGCTACAAAGACATGAGCCCGGCTATTGAGCAGTTCGAAACAATGCTGCTCAACGGTGAGATCGCGCACAACGGGCACAAGGTACTCACCATGTGCGCCGGCAATGCGGTGACGGTGCAGGACGGAACCGGCAGCCGCAAGCTCGACAAGGAGAAAGCGACCGGCCGCATCGACGTAATTCTCGCTGCCGTGATGGCCGCTGCCCTTGTCATCCGCGCGGCCGAGCCCGTCAAATCATTTTGGGACAAACCTTGAAATTCTTCGATCGCATTCTCGGGCGCAAATCTGCCCAGCACACTGCCGAGCAGCTTATGAAGCTGATCGAAGGCGGCGGCGGTGGCGCGACTGTTGGCGGCATGACTGTGAACGAGCGCACGGCGCTGCAGGTGCCAACGGTTCTGGCCTGCGTAAAGGTCATCGCTGACGGGTGCGCTACGCCTAAATTCGAAGTTTTCCGCGACAAGTCGGACGGCCGCCGCGAGCGTGCTACCAACATTCCCGAATATCGACTGCTCGCTCGCCGCCCGAACGAATGGCAGACCTCGTTTGAATGGCGGCGCCAGATGACGATGCATGCAGCGCTGTGCGGCGCAGGCCTGTCAATCAAGGTGCGCGGCGACAATCGGCGCGTGCGCGAGCTGATTCCCGTCGAGCCGGGGCGGTGGGAAGTGTATCGCCATTCCCGCTACGAGCTAGTCTACCGCTGCTGGGATGAGTTCGGCCTCATTGGCGAATTTGGCCCCGACGACGTGTTCCTTCTTAATGGTGTTCAGTGGGACTGGGTTCGCAGCTTGGATGCGGTGAAACTGGCGCGCTCGGCAATTGGCCTGGCAATGGTCACCGAGCAGAGCCAGGCCGCGATGCACAAGAACGGCCTGAAGCCGAGCGGACTTTACTCGGTCGACAGGACGCTCGACGAAACGCAACACGAACGCCTGACCGCCTGGATCAAGCGGCTTGCAGGCAGCGCGCGCGCCGGCGATCCGTTGGTCTTGGATAACGCTGCAAAGTGGACGCCGACGGCCAGTACCGGTGTCGACGCACAGCACGTCGAAACGCGCCGGCTGCAGGTCGAAGAAATCTGCCGCGGCTACGGCGTGTTCCCCATCATGATCGGCCACAACGACAAGTCGGCAACATTTGCCAGCTCGGAGGCGTTTTTTGCTGCACACGTGAAGCATACGCTCGCGCCGTGGCACGAAGCGTGGACGCAGCGTGTGGACGAAACCCTGCTCGACGGCTCCGGTCCGCTGTTCGTTGAATTCGACACCCGATATCTGACCGAGGGTTCTATGGCGGCTCGTGCGCAATGGACCCGCACGATGATCGAACTGGGGGTCTACACCGGGAACGAGATCAGGGAGCGCGAAGGCATGGACCCGCTACCGGGCCTGGATGTACCGCTGACCCCAATGAATATGACGCGCGGCACCAAACAAGGAAATGAAGATGAAGAAACCGTTACTGCGCCCGATGCCCCGTAATCTGGAAGCCGCCCTGCCGCGCGCGCTGGAGCGCCCCGCACTACGCGTGATCGAGCGGCCATTACCGCCGAAGCTGGAGTGCAAATCGGGTGCTGGCGGCCGCGAGGTACGCAACATTGCCTTCGAACTGAAATCGGTGGGCGAAGACGGCACGATCGAGGGATACGGCTCGGTGTTTGGTGTGCGCGACAGCTACGACGATGTGATCGATGCTGGTGCCTACGCCATCACCCTGGCCGCGCACAGGTCAGCCGGCACGATGCCAGCGATGCTCTGGCAACACGACGCCACGGCGCCGATCGGCGTCTGGACCGAAATGTTCGAGGACACCAAGGGCCTGCGCATCAAGGGCAAGCTGGCCCTGGACACGGTGAAAGGTGCCGAAGCCTACGCGCTCATGAAGATGGGCGCTCTCAATGGCCTGTCGATCGGCTTCGTGTCGAAGCAGTGGGGATACGACCGGGACACAGACGTGCGCACGCTGACCGAGGTCGAGCTGTGGGAAGTGTCGCTGGTCACCTTTCCGTCGAACGACAAGTCGCGCATCACCGGCATCAAGGCAGCCGACGTCGCCGGCGTCAAAACCATTCGTCAAGCCGAGCAATCCCTGCGGGATGCAGGATTCTCGGCCGACGCGGCCAAGGCGTTGATCGCCGAGGTCAAACGCATCGCTTTGGATGAGCGGGACGCTCATGAGGCGACAGC